CATAATATATTTCTTTTGGAAATTCTACAGGTGGATTTTCTAATAAATATTTTGCTAAAGTTTTTCGTCTAATTACTTTTGCACCTAATAAATCATTATGATTTGTATTATAAATAGTAAAATCTCTATTTATATTTGCAAATCTAATAGTTGGTCTAGGTAAAGCTCCTTTAGTTCGACGCTCATAACCACTAAATTCGAAAGGAAAAGGAGTATAAGTAACTAAAGAATAATCCGATGCTGTTGTTGATCCCCAGCTAGATTCGGCATCTGGACTATACATTTGTATACTTCCATATGAATCTGCGGGTGATTTTGTACCGTCATGAAAATATAATTTATCAGTACCTGCTCCACCTAAATCACTATCTTTTAAATAAACCTCAAAAAGGGTAACAATCGCATTACCTGAAGCAGTTTCTTCTGCTGAAGGCGATTGTTCTTGTAAATCTATATTTAATAACTCGTTCATTACTCATAAACCCTCATAAAGGTTGCTGATACACTCCAATAGTCTCCATAATTATGAACTTTATTCCATGAACTACAAATTACTTTTAATGCTAATTCATCACTAGAAGTTACATCAGTTTCTGATGTTACTCCGGGAGAGGCATAGTATTGTTGATTTACTGTAAATGTAAAAGCTGTTACTCCACCTTTTGATTCAAAAAACGAACAAATATGGTCAATTTCTGCTTTATCTCTTGTATTAAATGATACATTAATAGTTTCCGCTAAGGGATTTATACCATCTATTAATCGTTGAGAATATCCATCGCCAAATTGAGATACTAAAACTCTTGGTTGTGTATTTCTAGTATATCCTTTATCTGGTTTTCTATTAGTACTAGTTAAATCTGTAAATCCTATTGCCATTTTTATCCTCCACCATCACCATAAGGACTCAATATTCCGCCTGGTGCTTGTTGTGTTAATATTTCTCCTTGTACTGCTGCTGCTATCATTTGTCCAAGTTTTCTCTCTCGTTCACCAGCTTTAGTTGTTGTTGTTTGTTGTCCTCCTGAAGCGGATACATTAACTGTTACATTACTTACACTTGCACCACCACCTTTAAATTCAACTGGAATTGCTTTATCATTTCCTAGTGGAACTACTGCTTCTGTTCCATGAAGAACTGCTCCATATCCTGAGGCTGGGCCTGAAGCTATTCCACCACCTGCGAAACTTTTGTATCCACCACTTCCTCGTTGTGTAAATATTCCACCTTCTCTAAATCCCATAGACATCATTGCTTTTTGTACTGCCATTTGCATAAAAGCTTCAGCCATCATCTGTAGCATATTTGATAATACATTCTTTATAGCATCACTAAAACTTTCAGTTTCATTTATTAATGTCATAAACATATCTCTAAAGCCTTGTTTAAGAGCATCTTGAATACTACCTGCAAACTCTAATTGTATATTAAAGTCTGCTTGTGCTTTTGAAAGTGCTCTTACTTCTTCTGCTTGTTTTGCTGTAAAGCCGTGTCCATATTTAGCATAATGTGCTTGCTCTGCTTGGATCTTCCGCAGCAGTGCCACGCATTTCGGGCTGATCTCGATATACCGATTTGACGTTTCGGTTTTTGGTTCGGTCTCATACCATCCACCACCAGGGCGGTCCGGGCCGAGGCTCGGCATGGAATGGCGTGTTTTGTTCATGTCTATATACCGATCTTCAAAATTGACCATGGACCAATGGAGTCCGCAAATCTCGGCCCGTCGGAAGCCGGTGAACAAGATCAGTTCAAACGCGTCCGTGTACATGGACCGGTTTTCGTTGATATATCCCAGGTAGCCGTCCAATTGTTCCCTGGTCCAGATGATCTTCCTTTTCCTGGATTCCTTCGGCAGCCGGCACAAAAGGACAGGATTCTCGGAAATATATTTCAACTCGACCGCTCGATTCAAAGGATGGCGCAGATTGTCCCTGAAATTCTTGACGGTCCCATATGACAAACCGTCTTTGTTCATCCCGTTGATTACATCCTGGATATATTCGGTGTCGAGGTTTGCTAGTGGGATCTCATGGAGTGAGGTTTTCCAAACACGGGACAGATGGTCCCTGGCGGTCTTGAATGTGCTGATTCCGACCGTCATTTCGTATTCGTCGAGCCAGGATTCAAGGAATTGACCGAGAGTCTGATTCGTTTTGGTAATCAGTCGGCCTTCGTCCCGCTCACGCAACAACTGGCGCTTGTATTTCAAGGCCTCGGACTTGGTGCCTTTATATCTTCTATGCTGGCGCGATTTCCGTGTGGTCGTGCCTTTGTAATAAATATCAATCCAAAAGTGCCAGCGACCTGGACCGTCCGGGTAGACTTCCATCATTCACCCACCGGCGCGGACAGGGTGGATGCTGCCATTGCAGTGATCTGATTATAAACAATGCTCTGGTGATCTTCGGCCAATACCCGAAATGCTTGGACGACCGCGACTTCCCTCGGGCTCAGATCAAAACCCTTTTCGGTCTGCAGGGATTCGGGTCCGGCTTCTGGAATCATCCCGGCCACGGTCATCAGCTGATGGCGCGAAACGCCCATAGCGTCGGCTATGTCATACACGGTCTGGACCCGTGGATAGGACTTCAATCGGCACTTCGACCAGATCGTGGATGACCCATTATTGTGACCGGCTTTCGTGAACAATCCTGACCAGGTTTGGTTGTTAACGTCGAGCCATTCCTGGATGAAATTCCGCAGGCGCAGCATGTCTGCGCGTATATCTACAATCGCCATATCTCATACTCTCCCAAGTATTCGAAAGCCGGCATCCCACATCATATGGCGGACACCCCTGCCCACCGGCCGTTCGGTGGCATAGTGTACCACAGACGTTTCACCACTTGCTATTTTTCGATTCTGTGCTAGTGTATTTTAATTCTCTATTAGGAACTGGCATCCATGAGATATAAATTCATAACCGTTGGTTACATTCCCTCCGATGGAGAGACTGATCTGGCAAATGATACGACCTACCTTTTTGATGGTCCGTTGGCCGCTGGATTTGAAAAGATACTCGACGGCGCCGCCATCATCGAACCGGACGTCATCCAGCATCACATTGTAGGAGCGTTTCATGGCGACCCTATGACGGCAGATGCCGTCAATGTATCGTCGACGAGGGCCACGATGATGACCCAGGTCGGAGTCAAAGATCCATATGCAGCTGAATTCTTAGCCTCGTTTTATCAAACCGTCGAGCAAGCCAATTGGGAAAACCTCGAAGGCTTTTTGGACCCGGGGCTCCAATGGTTAGTCGAGCTCAATGATTGGGGTGATGAAGGTTCTGGATTGAATCGAAAGATAGCTAATGATAGACGTAGTTTCATCAGGCGTTTGATGGGTTGGAGGAATAAGTATAGATCCTGCAAATTCGACATCAAATGGGCCAACGTTTCACCAATCCGGGCCGCCGTCAATTTCGATTTAATCGGCGACGGACAGGTGTTAACCCAGGTCCTGACCCTTTACGAATTCAAACGGGACCATGGGAAGTACAGAATCTCCAGCTTATTCAATTATAAAAAATCCGACCCGGCTATAATGCGGGATTTCGCTGGTTCAGATTCAGATCAATTGAACCATTAGACAAACGGCCTCCCGACACACAAAAAGACCGCCGATGGGATGGCGGTCTTTTTGTTTTGTCGGAACCGGCGAGGGGTGACGCCGGTTCCTAGAAGGGAGAGTAAGATTTTCTATAACTTGGCATGGTCCTGGAAATGCTGCCGGAGTTCATGGCGCAGTTCTCGCATATCTTCCCGGAGCCCTTGCACCATCAGCGTCAGCGTTTCGGAATGATCTGATCTCTTATCGTTTCCATTACGGACCCGGACGACCGACCAGATCACGACAATCACCAGGACCCCAAGGGGTCCAACGATCTGGGATATTTCGGACAATCCGTCCATCACTCACGCTCTAACCTGAGCAACATCTGTGTCCGTTCTTGTGACAAGTCACCAGCATCCAGTTCTGCAAGCAGCAGGTTCTTGAGTTCCAGTTTCTCAGCGGCAACCACTTCAGCCGTCTTATTAACTGGGTCATCGTTCTCGTCATAGCTGGCTACAGGATTGGTGACCTCATACATCAGCACCTGGGTGCGTGTAGGCTCAACCACAGGAGCGCGGACAAATGCCGAACCGTTCCAAGTGCCACCTGGCTCTGCGTTGTCCGTGGCTTCAATCAGTTCGATGCCTGTCGGTGGCGTGAATGGAGAAACTCCGTCATAGACAATCACGTTATCCACCGCGCCAGTTGCTGTTACTACCATTGCATATCTGCCCATTAGTTACCTACCACGAATAAATTCTAACTGCGCCGTCTGCTCCATTACCGCCTGTACCGCCCCCTCCAGCATTATCGGAACCACCTCCGCCACCTCCGCCGCCACCTGGCGTTCCCCCTGCCGCGCCAGTACCTCCGGCGCCAGATGC